TAGAGGGTGTTGAAGCCCTGAAGGCAATAACAAGATATAAATTCTTTTTAGGGGTAGGGAATCTATTTGATTTCAAAAAGATAAGACTGGAAATAGAGAAAGAGCTTTTAGGAAAACACGAAGACGAAGAAGATGGTTTGGATTTAGATAACGATGTTCTTTTTGAGATTAAAAGACTAAAGCTGGAGCTAGCAAAAAGGAACCACTGGGCAATATTTGTTTTTCCAAATGGAGAAATTAGCTCAGTGGGTGCAGACACTCAGGATGATGAAGACTACATGCAAAAGTTATCTATATACATCCACGCAAAGAGTTTGTCTGGAGGAATCTTACTAACAAACGACTGAGGATTTAAAGTGGACACGGAAGTATCATCGGAAGATTTTGAAGTAGCTCTTAAGAAAGAAGACACAAAGAAGGTCTTCGGGTTTTTGGCAAAGAAATATTACAGAAGCATGCCTATCGATGAGATAGAATCATGTCAGCTAATAGGACTTTGGAAAGCCCTTAAAAAATATGACAAAGCAAAGAAGAGAAAATTCTCAAACTTCCTGTACGTCAGTATAGACTGGGAATGTAAGCTCTACTTAAGGAGAAATCGCAGAAGATATCTTACCTGCGATACTTTCCTAGGAGATAGCGGTAATTATGAGCTTGTTGAGCTTTTAGATATAGTAGATTCTCTAAGCCCAAGATTAAAAAGGGTAGTAAAACAGCGGTTTTTTTACAATCTCACTATGGAGGAGATTGGAGACGCTAATGATTACAGCAGAGAAACCGCAAGAAGATACCTTAAGGAGGCCATGGAGCAGTTGCAATCCCACAGAAATAGAATCATTGACTAGTACAATTGGTGTATAATATACTAGGACTGGATTCTATATTATAGGAAAATAAGGACCAGTAAAACGCCCTATGAAAGGTGTTTTATCATGGCACATCCAAAAGCAGACCTTGTTTCCACCACAGACAACACGGATACTTCTCCGGTGCAAAAAGAAGGTGGAACTGCAATTGGCATCACAGATGCCAGCACGGTTACTACTGGTAACCCCATTACGAAGACCTTCAATCTTCGTGACAACGCCAACGACGGCGCTGTTAAGCGCTCAAGAGTTGTTGCTATCAACGGCGGAAATCAGGCGACTCCAGTTGGTGTAACAGGTGTCCAGACTGCCAAAGGCAGCGGAACCATTGCATTCGACCCCGGTGTTGCTGGTCATACCATCGAGAATGGTAATGGCTGGATTATTAGAGGCTGGGCAAACTACATTAATAATGTAAGCAACACAGCCATCTACTTCCAGTCATCCGACGATGGCACACGCAAGGCTCTTAACACTACGTTTAGACAGCATGGCGCAGCAACTGCTACTGCCATCCGCGCTAGATACTGGAACCCAGTTGGTATTTCTGGGGAACGTGGCAACTGGTCCACATATCCCTCTGCCGCCAACGAAGTTTACCGAGACTCTTCTGGTGGGGGAGCGCTTTCTGCTCTAGCAGAATACCCGACCCTAGCCATTCCCGGCGAACTGGTTTACCTCGAAACGGGCAAGACGCCTACTCAGGCAAACTACCCGGCAAAGAACGGCTAATTTTATTAGCAGTCTAGCATGTCCAAGGAGGGGGCTGGCCGCTTAGACCGGCCCCCTCTTTTCTTTCTTTCAATAGAGAGCCTATCATGGAATCTATTTTTTCCGTTCCAGCCTTGGCGGCTATTGTTGTAGTGGTTGTAGGACTCGGAAAGATTATTGAAATTCTTGTCACTAAATCAATTCGAAAACAGTCAGTCCTAGTGGACGAAGAAAGAGATTGGTTGAAAGATATGCACGAAGTCATGTCAAAATGTGACGTAGATGGAACTCCATTAGTTTACGTTCCCAGAAGTTGGGCAGAGATTCAGAAGGATATGCAGCAGGTGATGATAAAATTGGTCGGTGACCAAAGAAGAATAGCGGATATATTAGACAGGATTGACAAAAAATTAGAAGAGCCAAAATAATGATTAATCTAGTTCCCTACCACGAGGCAATCAACCATGTTCAAGAAGCTGATGTTTTACTGTTTCGTGGTAGGGGGCTGATAAGTTGGCTAATAAAAAGATATGGAAGTGGTGTTCATAGTCACGCGGCTATGGCCCACTGGGACGGGGATAACATTGAATGCGTAGAGTTTAGGGAATTTCGCGGAGGTAGGTCGGTGTCTCTTAAAACACAAGTAGCCACCCATCCAGATAACATAGATGTTTTTAGGCCACTAAATCTCATATCATCTAATCAATTTTCATCTTGGCCTCAAAACAATGAGAATCGTTCCGTAAAAGTTGAGTACGAAAATAAGCAACTCGAATATAAATTTGATGCGGGAGTTGCAAAAAACGTTACGGATACGATGTTAAAGCTTACTGGTCTTCCTTATGGCTGGAAGAACTTTGTAAAGCTTGGAAAACACTATCTTCCTTTTTGCAGGCTCGCACCACAAAATATCAAAGATGATGAACCCAACGAGGTTTTTGTGTGTAGCACAGCCGTAACCTATGCTTACCGAATTAATTACTTAGACCCATGTCCCTTTTTGGCAGATGCGGCCACAACGCCAGCCGATTTGGCTCGCTCTCCTTTGTTTAAGTATCAGTTCACACTCAAAAAAGATTGGTAAGCTATGATGAATAAGCTAATATTCTCAATCGTTTTTGGATTGGGCGTGTTGCTTTCTAATATCGCGGAAGCAAAACCCCTAACGATGGACCAAGCTCTAGAAGCTGTTTGTAGAATCAGCACCGATGGAGCTAGAGGAAGCGGTACAGTATTTGGAGAAGACAAAGATAAATATTTCATTCTGACTAATGGTCACGTCATAGACCGAGCTAGAAAAGGTCATGTAGAATTTTTCCAGAGTGGCTACAAGTCTTCCCGACTACCGTTTAAGACTGAGTATGTCGCGTACAAGGACGGTACTGCTCTTGACCTAGCGGTAATTTCTGTAAAAAAGAAATACTTTGGTAGATATCCTCCGAGAATCATTCCTCTTGCCCCAAAGGGCACAGAAATCAAGCCAAACGATTATGTCATGGCTGGCGGTTGTCCAAGCGGACAGTGGGCCATGGCTTGGTACGGTAGAATTATAAGAAATACCGGCGCTGTCGTAAGCTTTAACGCTGCCCCAATAGGCGGCCAGTCTGGAAGCGGTGTTCTCGTCCTAATCAAAGATGAAGGGGGAGAGATTCAAACTCGCATAGGTGTTTTACTTGCTTGGCGAGTTGGAGATGGTGCTTGGACAGAAGATGGTCCAAATGACTACGGCGCTGGCCTATCTCTTAAACAAATCTATGAAATTATTGAAGGCAACGGTCACGGACATCCAATCGAAACTTCTTACAGAGTTGTCCACGACGGCCATGACCATCCAAAAGAAAAAATTTCTAAGACTGAACCAGAGCGAATGAAAAAGGCTTGTCCTCACTGCAAACAAGCGATTGGTGAACACATCATAATTCCAGAAGAGGGCGGTCTAAGAAAAACTGTCGAAGGCGAATTTATATATTGTCCCATCCTAACTCTTGAGGATGGCAGAGTAGCGAAGAGCTTAGACTTCTTTAAAGGCATAAAGGTTAAAGAACTATACAATGGAGAAGGTCTTTTCCCTTGGTGTCCATTTAATAATCCGTGTCCACCACCACCAAGCCCACAGCCACCCGGAGGGGGTCCAGATAACCCCCCAGATGGCGGGGGCGGGTTCAATAGCTGGCCGGGAAGGCCAGACCCCGGCGGTCCTCCTGTAGAGCCGGGTCCAGACTTCGATAAGGAACGTCAAGAATATCTTGACAAGATTACAGAGCTTAAAGAGAAGCTAACAAATTTAGAGGCTCTGCATCAAAGCCTACAGGCTGAACTATCTGGAGTATCTGGGAACCTATCAAGCTCTCAAAACGAAATCAACGGACTGAAAGACCTTCTAGGAAGAGTCGAAGGCGAAAAGAGTTCGCTCTCTTCTAGGATAGAAAATCTTCTTGTTTTAATTGGCAATAAGGACAAACTACTCGAAGGCTCAGAACACTACCTTGACGACATGACTGGTGGAAACGGTAATACTGTAGAAAACGTTAGTCTAACTCTGGGTGGCATGAGTCTTGGAGCGTTGGCGCTTAAATATGGAGTGCCTCTTGTACTAGGAAGAATTGGAAGAAGACGCCGAAGAAAAGATGAAGAAGAAGAAGAAGAAGAAGAAAATCAAGGAAATTTCGACAATGAGACAGGGGGATTGGGGTATAATAGTGATGATGGCTGTGATTGTGAATCCAAGAAACATAACCATGTTCATGAACACTTTCACAAATATGAACATCCCAATGGCGGGTTTGTCATGACGCCAGATGAGCTTCCAAACCCTCAAACTACCTACGAGATAGATGAAAACTTGAAGAATCAAGTACAAGGGGACAGCGGTCTTAATCCGGGCTTTGCTCCCTACGGTCTTCCAGTTTCTTCGCCATACTATCAACAGCCAGTAGCCGCGCATGGTCTTCCGCCTCAGTTTATTAACATTCCTTTCGCTACTAGAAAGAAAGTTAGTGCTGAGCAAATCATGACTGTAATCGGAGAACTAGTCAACGAATATAGTGATGACCAAACTATGACTGTTAATCAAATTAACACGCTACTTAGACAGAGATTGAAAGAAAAATTTAACGTCGACTAATCCCATAAGGAGGGTATTAAACATGTCTGATAACCTAGTAATTCCAGTTCACGACGCCATTCTTCCCTATATGTTTCAGGGCGTGAAGTGGGCGATTCCCAATGTTGGCGACAACAAGGAAACCCACAACCTAGCTATGGCCAGACTTTTTGAAAAAGTTGGTGAGCATGTTCAGGCTTTCAGTGTTCGTACTGATTGCTTCGTTCCCGGTCCCCCGACGCTAGGCGCTGTAAAGCATCATCACAATATGTTTGTTCGTTTGTGCAACCTAATTGATACAAACACCAAACGTGATAACATGGAGAGACTTGAAGCTCATCACATTACGCACGAGCGTAGAGCTTTCAAGATTTATCCCGTTCGATACTTCGATGTAAAGAATGATTACTGTCGTAGATGGATTGAGCTTTGTCTACAGGCCATGAGCAACATTTCCCAACTAACAGAAAATACTTGGGCAAATGACTGGTCAGAAGCCACTGGCAAGGAAATGAAGAAGCTTTTCCGAGAAGGCTATCGCCTAATGTGTGTAGAGCTATTCAACGTGCCTGTTATTGAAGCCGAAAAGGTTTTTGACGACAGCACTCCATTCTTCTTGACAAAGAATCATTTTGAAACTTATGATGTTGGACATATTCCAACAATCGAATGGATTAAGCATCCTGCTCTAGGTGGCGAATTTACCGAAGACGAACTTCGTCCAATCTCAACGACTAACGTTCCGGTTGCTCCCGGCGTTGCTGAGAATGAGAAGAATACTCCACAGAGAGAGTTGGAAAGACGTATGCAGGGTGGTGAAGTTATTGACTAAGTAACTTCAACCCGTTCTTAATTAAAAGATACAAAGGAAGGATTCCGATGAAGAAGGTTTTTGGGACAGCATTGCTATCTATTTTCATGTTTGCTACCAGCGTCCTCGCTCAGGACAATCAACTGTATCAGCATCTACAAGATGTTTCAGTTACGGTTAAATCTGGGTTCGGTGAAGGCTCTGGCGTTATTGTTACGCGAGAGGTTGAAGTGGCGCCCAACGTTAAGCAGAAGGTCAACTTTGTATGGACCGCTGCACACGTAGTAGACGGGCTAAGGTCTGTCAGGGTAGAAATCAAGAATGGAAAACCACAGACAGTCGTTGAGTTTAAAGATGCTCAGATTGTTAAAGAATTGGTTGAGGATGGTCGCCGTGTTGGCGAAATCAAGATGGAAGCCAAGGTTATTAAATACTCCGATGCTGAAAATGGAGAAGACTTGGCTCTCTTGATGGTTAGAAAGAAAGGCTTCATTGACAAGACTGTTACTTTCTATAAGAATGAAGGTAAGCCAGTGGCTATTGGTACTGAGTTATATCATGTAGGCAGTCTACTAGGCCAAGTCGGAAGTAATTCGATGACGCGAGGCATTTGTTCTCAAGTCGGTAGAGTTCTTGATTTGGGCAATGGTGACGGAGTTGTGTTTGACCAAACAACAGTTACCGCATTTCCGGGTTCCAGTGGCGGTGGAGTATTTCTAAGTGAAAGGTCTGGAGAAAAGGCTGGCCAGTACATGGGCATGCTTGTTAGAGGTGCTGGTGAAACTTTCAATCTAATTGTTCCAGTTAGAAGAATGAGAGAGTACGCCAAGAAAGAGGGAGTTCTGTGGGCTATTGACACAGATGTAAAGGTTCCCTCCCTACAGGTCGTCACTTCGCTAAACCCAGAGGGAAGCTCACCAACGTCCAGCCCAAAAAACGAGAAGAGCGTGCCCACACGGGACGGTTTGAGATTTCCCGTTCTTCCTGTAAGTAGAGAGTCAAATAACAACAGCAGACTCCCAGACACAAAGAAGCCACTACAATGAAAACTACAATCAACCTCTTGCTTCTTTTTCTTGCTTGCACGGCTGCGAATGTTGGGCTGTCTTTGTATTATTTTGAATCAAAAAATAAAGAAACAAAACCACCTACAAAACCGGCCTCTGCCGTTGGATATGAAGCCACGGCAGTAGCTGCTGCTTTAGCAAATGTACACAAGCAAGCTGTCTATAGAGATACCGTTACGGTGCAGCAGGTTCTTAGAATTCAGCACCATCTCAATATGCATGGGCAAAGAGTGCCGATGTGTCCCGATTGCAGAGCGGGAAATAGAACTGCGGGATATAAATACACCATGGATGATTTTAGATGAAACGGATTTCGCGTCACCTTTTACTGAGGAGAAACAATGTCTGAGAAACTCGCACTACTACTAAAGTCTAGAAGGTTTTGGGTTGCTGTTGGCGGCATCGTTGTCACCACTACAAACATCTTCGGTCTAGACCTTAATCCAGAACAAGTTAATAACATCGTCCTTATCGGCGGTGCTTGGATTGTTGGTGACAGTCTAAGAAGCTCTTAAAGGAAAAAAATGTCTTTAGGAAATTGGGGGGAACCCCTAACAAGGATAGTTAATCATCTAGTTCCACCTGAAAGCCGGAAGAAGACGCTTTCTTGTGCAGAGCTATTCAAAAGCCTGCACGATGAGTCAGGGGTCACCATTTCAAACCTTGACAGCATCGCAGAGGTGTGCAAAAATGTGGACGACTCCCATTTTGCGACGGCTGCAAAGTGTCTTGGCTTTCGGGGGGACTATGATATAGTCTCTGAAGCATCACAGCTTAAACAGGAATACGACCTATGTCTTGTTCCTAAAAACCTTAAGCCAAAACAGAAAGGCAGTGTTGTAGCTAAACACATACTAAAGAAGTAAAATGGGAAAAACTGTAAGAAAGAAGAGCAAGCGCGATAAAAAGCGATTAAAAAAAGAAAACCGCAGTCGAAAGAACAAGAGAAGCAATGACAAAGAGGCCGTCATGGGATGAGTACTTCATGGGCATGGCTCGCTACGCCTCCATAAGAAGTCATGACTCTCAAACTAAAGTTGGTTGTGTTATAGTTGGTAGTCCTAATGTAGTTGTTGGAGTCGGGTACAACGGCTTCTGTTCTAATGTTAAAGAAGAAGGACTTCCCACAACCAGACCTGACAAATATCCATTTATTGTACACGCAGAAGCTAACGCGATAAGCAATCTAGTTGTCAAGCAGATTGATTACTATAAGGCTTACATTACACATTTACCCTGTGCTAATTGTGCCAAGCTGTTGTGGCAAAGCGGTGTTCATGAATGGTATGTTCCGAAAGGGTCTAAGGCTCATGGAGAAACAGAAGAAGACAAAATTGTCTACGAACATCTTATAGATAATGGATTAGAAATTACATATCTAGAGACAACAAAAGCTTGGGAAGGCTTATACTATTAACAGTATGTTTTCAAACCACGACTTTGAAATAAAATTCAATAACGAAGTGACAGTCTCTATTGATTGGGAGCACTACCTAGACTCTGTAACGGAGCCAAGAACAGTCAGGGCAACCGCTTTTCATTCAAAAGCTGGACCCCTACAGGTAACAAGCTTTGAAAAAAGATACACAGACGATGCGTATACTGTCTTCGGCTTAAAACCCGATGAGTTACCTAGATTCTTAGCTAAGTCTTGCAGCATGAGATTTACCGAAGAGGGAGAGCAATACGTTTCCTTCTTTGATTTTTAAATGGCAACTAGAATATTTCATAATGGACCGCCCAAGCATTTAAGAAAAATGAAGCAACCCCCGAATGGCTGGACCACAGAAGTAGAAGTAAAAAGAGTGTACGATGGAGACACTCTTATAGTAGACGTACATAGAACGCTAACAGTTAGATTAAAAGATTGCTGGTGTTCAGAAATTAGAACTAGAGATAAAGATGAAAAGAAAAAAGGAATCGCGGCTAGAAATCATTTAAGAGAAATCTTGTTAGAAGAGAAAAACGAAGACACCGGAAAACTGGAATACACAAAAGCTGTCCTCCACATACCCGCTGATGAAGACGCAGAGCTTAAGGACGTGTTTACTTTCGGAAGGGTTCTGGGACACATCTTCATAGATGGCAAAAGCGTGTCGGAAATCATGGTAGAGTCTGGACATGCTACAAAAGAAAAAGACAGGAAGAACTGATGTCAGTAGCGGAGCTACAGAATTATACTTTTGTTGGCAAATATGCCAGATGGATTTCCGAAAAGAAGAGAAGAGAAACATGGAAGGAAAGCGTAGAACGTGTTAAAGGCATGATGTTGGAGTCCTACCCCTCTGTTACAGAGGAGATTGAATGGGCTTATGACATGATGAACAGAAAGCGCGTTCTGGGTTCTCAACGCGCCCTCCAATTTGGAGGCTCTCCAGTGCTGAAACACAACGCCAGAATATACAACTGCATAGCCTCCTATATAGATAGGCCGAGGTTTTTTCAGGAGTGTATGTATCTTTTACTATGCGGCTGTGGGACCGGGTTCTCTGTCCAAAAGCATCATGTAGAAAAACTTCCAGACCTAGCTCAAAGATATAAATCAAATGGAACAAAAAAGTTTATCATACCAGACACAATAGAAGGCTGGTCTGATGCCGTTGGGGTGTTAGTCAGCAGCTATCTAGAACAGGATGAACTCTTCCCAGAGTATGTAGGCAAAACAGTATCGTTTGACTACTCTGAAATCAGGCCCGCTGGTTCATATCTAAGCTCAAGCTCAGGGAAGGCACCCGGACCAGAGCCTCTTAAGAAGGCTTTGTCAAGTATCAAAAAGGTTTTGGACAAGGCTCTCAAGGAATCTGAGTTCAGCGCAACAAAGAAACTGAGACCTATAGATGTCTATGACATTGTTATGCACGCTGCTGACGCTGTTATTAGTGGTGGTGTACGTCGAAGCGCTACGATTTGTCTTTTTAGCGCAGACGACGAAGAAATGGCACTGGCAAAGACTGGCAATTGGTTTCATGATAATCCTCAGCGTGGTCGTAGCAATAATTCTGCTCTACTTGTTCGTGGCTCCACTACCAGCGAGCAGTTTTCGCAGTTGATGAATTCCGTAAAGGAGTT